TGATCCGCCACTTGGGTTTGCACCACTACCTGACGCATCCAAAGTAAACTCAGAACTACCAGATACAGTATGAGTTTGAATATAGTGATTATGATTAGGTAATTCACCTACTGCCAAAGTATGAGGCTCAATAGTCTGTGAAGCAAATGCAGTTTCAAATGCTACACTACCACCACTACCTACTGAACCAGATACAACTCTTAATGCTACATCATTTGAACTTGTTACCTTAGTCCAACCTGTAGGTGCGGCAGTTTGTTGAAATAACATTTTTGTTCCAGCCGCAAATCCCTGATTGTTTGCTGATTGCATTGTAACAGTACCACCAAAACTTACGTTTCCTGAGAATGTTCCTCCTGTCGATGGTACTGTATCCCAAATAGTTATCGATTCGTAAATATCAATTTTTAGAATATCCCCGTCTGCAGGTGCACTAGCAAGGGTTACAGCAGAATTAGTTTTAGTATAATCATTTGACCCTCCTTCAATTAAAAGGACTCCATTAAGAAACACCCGGACATAGTCACCCCCTTGACTAGAGACTGTAAAAGCTGTTGTTCCTGTTGAGGTGTCAGTTCCCTGGAGGAATTCATAGGTGGATATTAATGCTCCACCCTCTTCTGCTTGTTTTCCTAAATATGGCATTTAAGTCATCTCCATATAACTAATTACAATATCCATCCCTGTTGTATCTGCCTGGGCTTTTAAAATATCCCCAGTTTGCATTACTATTTTATTACCTGCCATGATTTCCAGAGATGATGAATTATTGATTGGTGCATCTTTTATCAGGTATGTTGATTCATTTGCATTAGTACCTCCAGAATTTACACTTGTTGCAGTTGTTGAAACTAATTGTACTGACCCTTTTATTGTCCCTGAAGATGTGTTACTCATCATAATCCCAAGAACAATAGTTGTGGTTGAACTTGGAACTGTATATATTGCTTCAAGTGAGGAAGTAACATTTGCTTCATTTGTCATTCTGAAAGTGTTTGCCATTTTATCCTAGAGCTAAAGCTAAAGCTGTTACGTCATCAAGAGATGCTGCAGTAAATGATGCTGTTGAGGCAGATGTTGCTCTACCTTTTGCATCAAAAGTAATAACCGGGATTGCAGATGATGATCCATATGAGCCAGCAGATACTCCTGAAGCTGCCAGGGTTAATGCAAGAGATGTTGTCCCAGAACCTGTTGCATCTCCAGAAGCTGTTATTGTCTGGTTTGCAGTTAAATATGTTGAGGTGTCAATATCATAAGTTTCTGAACCTGTTCTTTTGACTAACCCGGTATCACTATCCGGGATGTCGGTGTGCATGAGGGCACCTGCACTATTGACATTAGTTGCATCAGTTACGTCAGCACCAGTTTCAATCCCATCCAGTTTAGTTTGATCAGCAGTTAAGAAAGTACCTGTAGTTAATTTCAATGCAGCCAGACCTGCACATTCACTATCCATTAATGCACCTGCTGCAGTAACATTAGTAGTGTCTGTTACATCTGCAGATGCTTCAATTGCATTCAATTTAGTCAGTAGTGCATCAGTTAGTGCATTGGTGTCTGACTCTCCCTCATATGCACTTTTGATTTGTGCTCCTGTTTGATCTGCAGTTGCAGAAGTTTCTATACCATCTAACTTAGTATGATCTGCATCTGTAAAGGCATTAGTATCTGACTCCCCTTCATAAGCAGATTTGATTTCTGCCCCTGTCATATTTCCTGCTGCACCATCCTCTACATTTAGGAAAGTAAGCAGAGTTGATTTATTTATCCCCAGGGTTATACTTCCAGTTGTTGTTACTGGAGAACCTGAATCAACTTCAATCCCATCTGTTCCAGTTATCCCAACTGATGATAACCTAGTGGCCCATTCAGTTGCATAATCTGTTGTTCCATTTTTAGTTAATATCTGGTCATCTGTTCCACCTGAAGGTACACCTCTTTCTGCTATTGCAGTATCAAGTGATTGAACTGCATCATTAATTGTACCACCCCATCCACCTCTTGAGGCTTCAGAACCAGGAACTGGTAATGTGATATTTAAGTTAGTTGTTGGATTTGCCATTTAACTATATTCTTGAATTAATAAAAATGGAGAAGTACTTCCATCATTTGCAGTATACTCTGGAGGTGACCCATTTGACTCAGGATAAGAATCTGGGGCACCTGGTCTGCCTGAAAAGCCAGTTCCTGAACTATTGCTAATTACAATCCATTGTCCTCCCACATCAGCACTTCCATTATTCCCATTTGATCCATTTGTTTCTGCAACTTCATACCCCCAGGGTTCTCCTGACCCACTTCCTGAAGTACAATTAGAGGAGACCTGTACTTTACCTCCAGTACCACCTAACCCTGGATATGCTATTGCAGAACCTGTTGCTCCGGCTCCATGTTCATATACACCTGGAGTTGTTACTCCACTAAATGTAATTTTGCCTCCACCATTTACTCCTGTTGCTCCTGTTGCAGATGCACCTGCACCAACTATTGAACCTCCTGCAGTATTAGCTGGAAGCTCTAATCTTGAAGATGAAACTGAAGAAGTCTGTACCTTGAGAATTTCCCATGAAAAAGTATCTCCTGGTGCAACTTCAATTTTCACATCTATCATACCACCTGCTCCTCCTGTTCCTCCTCCTGCAACATGATTATGGAAACCTCCTCCTACATTTGTTGATCCACCAGAACATCCATAATGACCATCCCAAATCTCTGCTCCTCCTGTACCTGCTCCGGCTCCACCACCTCCACCTTGTGCTTTTGAATGAATCCTTAAATATCTCACACCAGCAGGAACTGTATATGTACCAGATTGATCAGATGTAGTTGCATAAATAGTTGTAGAATTTACAACACTATATTCAGAAATTGCAGTTCTATGAATCTTTCTCCATGTACCCCCATGTTTGATCCATACATGATGAACATCTCTCCAAGCATCTTCATGCTTAATCCAGGGTTTTTTTACTGCAGTCCAAGATCCATCTTTTTTAAATTTTAAAGCATAACTCACAATTAATACTCATAATGTATATCCCCATTAGCACCATCACTACTTGATGGAGCACTAGTTCCAACAGTTCTTACGCCTTCTGCATTTGATCCAATTGTATAACCAGACATACTAATTGTAGTTCCTGTTAATGTAAGTGAAGAACATCCTGCAATGGTGCCTGATCCTGAAAGTGCATATGTTCCATCTGCAACAAGTGCATCAATATTTGCTGTTCCATCTATGTGCAGATCTTGCCATTCTGCTCCTGTTCCTCCAAGATCATATGAGCCATCTGCAGATGGTAAAATATCTGTTGCAACCTTACCTGTAAATGTGACTGTATCTGTATTTGCATCACCAAGAGTTGTATTTCCTTCAACTGTCAGGGAGTCAACTGTTGTTACCCCTGCATCTATAGTGGCAGGTTCAAATACCAGGTTATAGGAAATTGTTTGTCCTGCAGACTCATCAGCAAGAGTTGAAGCAGCAGTTATAACAATTGTATTCTGGTTAGTTTTGGAAGCAATAACATGGGTGCCATTATTTCCTCCACTTGATGCACCAGACATTTTAATTTTGTCTCCAGATTTAAAATCTTCAAAAAGATTTCCTGAAGCAGCAGTAATAATCCTACCTGATGCAGTAAATGAAATAGCTGTTGATGTTTGAACTTTTGCAATTTCAGTATCCAATTTATTAACTAACTGTGAGTCAACTGCAGTTATCGTGTTATGGACATTTTGACCCCAGTTTTGATTATCTCCGCCAATCTCACTTTTAACTAAGGAGTAATTTGTTGTAAATGTATTTGCCATATTATTGTTTTGTCCAGGTTACTGAAGTTGGGGTTTGTGCTGCCCATGTAGCTGATGTAACAGTTTGTTCACTCCAACTTGCAGAAGTTAGTGATTGTGCATTCCAGGTTGTTGTTGTTGAAGCAATACCATCCCAATCGGTTGATCCATAATATCCTGTACCAAAAAGTCCTGCTCCATATAAGTTCCTTCCGATAACTTCATCAGTCCATGTTTCATTCATGTGTATATATATTTAGGTCTCATAGTAAGTGTTCCCCCTGCAAATCGTGATTTATCATCTGATGATTCCAGTTCTCCAACTGCCCTTGCCAGTAACCCATCCCACATTGATCCTGCCTGGGGGTCCATTAAATATGAACTGGCTTGAACTAAAGTTGCATAAAGATAAATTGAGGAATTAGAAACTAACAACCAATTATCACCAGAATCTGCAACAGCAGATAGTGCAGGTATTTTCTGATAATACGACATTTGAATCGTGTAACTTGCGTCAGGTGTAGGATTTAACTGGATAGCAGAACCTTCAATTGTGTAATGTACCGGGATGCCTACCTTATTGCTTTTCTGTTCCCGGTAGTCATCTGACCTGTCTGATGTTGCATAAAGCAATCTCCTGGGAGGGTCAGTTGATGTAAGTTCAACATTTAACATTTCCAGGAAATCACTTGGTAGGGCCACATACTGGGCATTAGTTGAAGTTGTTGATCTGCTCAACATATCCCTGGTTCTAAGTTTCCTGTTTAGTGACTCTTCTGCAAGAGTTATAAATTCAGGTATCCTGGAAGTTAAATCAGATCTGTTTAACCAGTTTGCTACTGCAGTATGCAGTTCTGCTTTTGTAGATATTGCCATCTAACTCAAATGTCCTTCCCAGGTTCGGAATGGTTTGTTTTCTGGTCTATCTAGCCATTTTAATAGTTTTTTTGTAGACCCTTTTGGACCTAGTATTTCATCTCTATAAAGTTTTGCTGCTATTACCGGGGGAATTTCTGCAACATGCCTGACTTCATTCTTCCTGTCAACAGGTTGCTCTCTGAGGTACTTTGTGTAATCTAATGTTGGCTGGATATCCTGCTTTTTAGTGATATGAAATTTCCCATCACCATCTTCTGTATGGACATCTGTTTTCACTCCATCCACCACACCCATTGGGGTTGTATTTAAAGGCATAAAAATCCATTTCTATCTCTCTCCAATGTTTGTGAAAAACCCCTCCCGGTTAAGAGAGGGGTCAGTTAAAGGGATAACTAAGATCAACCACCACAATCACCTACAAGCCCATGTGCGAGCACATTGTCGATTTGGAGTCCACCTTCCCATATGATGTATTTTCCCAAAGCATCGCCTGTTCGCCCAATTTCCTGGGTCTCGAATGCCCGGAGTTGTGCTACTTTGGCGTATTCTGGATTGATAATTAATACATCTTTTTCGCCTCTTATGAAACGATCAGCTTGTACTGCATACGTTCCAAAGTCGCCAATGTAGACTGACACGTTGGCCTGTACTTCATCAGCTTTGGAAGGTAATGCCACAACCTGGGTTGCAGATGCTCTACCTGAAAATGCTGAAGCCAATTGCTTGTTTGCCGAACTCATAATCATCTGAGTTGGCTGGTCTCCAGAATTGTCGTAACAGAGCTTTAAAACTGCTTTTAAAAGCGTTTCTGTGAATGCTCTTGCAGTTCCATCTGTTCTGGCAGTTGAACCTACTGCAGCCTGGGCTGCTGTTGGATTGGCACCAGAACCACCACCTTTAGAGATGTTGGTAGCAAGTTTTGCCAGGATACCTGCAGATGTTCTTGCAGTACCTGCAGCACCAGAATTTACAACTGAGTTGCCCAGCATGAGTTTTTCTACATCACGCTTTAATGCACGAGACATGATACTAAGCTGATGGGCCATGGCATCATTTACGCCTGCCCTGTCAATTGCAGCCTGAGTACCAGTTACTGCTGCACTCCTGTACAGAATCTGACATTGATTGGAGTTGCGAACAGTATTATTTGCTGCTGCTGCTGCAATCGTATCACCTTCTAACTGAGCAGTTGTACTAACTGCTGGCATTATCTTCACCCAGGTTCGTTACTTCTGGGCCGTTCAAAAGAACTGCTGCATATTCAACTATGCAGATGGGACTATATCATAACCCTGACAGGGTCTCTTGCGCTTCCAACCACTTGGTTGTACTTCCTAATGGAATAGTCTCTGAACCTTCCTCAAATGAGGCTTGGCTGCTGATCAACAGGTCTTGTCTTTCCAGCAATTCACAAGATTTGCAATAACTATTACTAGTTAAGGCCTCCATATTAAAGGGCTTCAGTTTGGTGTTCAAATAAAGTATTGCTTACGCTACGTTTACCTGCCATTGAGACAAAAGGTGTCTCTTCCGGGGATATATTATCAGTTTTGTTATCATGGCTTTTTTAATTACCATTTCTCATAATTTCTTATGAGCTCAGACTATATCATCACCATCATGGTGCCGGGAGCTCTTGGAGGGGTTATCGTTTGTGCTACTCACCCTCTAGTCGTTGAACCTTACTGCTACTTTTGCACTTCACAGTCTTGGCTGCTGATTGTCTCCAGCATTACCTGGTAAGATGTTCCAGCAATTCACCCGGTTACGATCCAAATATTCAGATCACATCCGAAAGATCTTCTCTGATCCCTTTAGCAGTATAAGTATCGAAAGCATTTGTGACCTTTGCCATAAAATCCTTTCATTTCAGTTAATGTTAATCGGGTTTACAACATCTGTTTAAAAACTTCA